GCCCCGGTTCGGCGTCAACTGGATGTAGGTGTTGTCGATCGAGCCCTGGTTGAACTCCAGGTCCATCGACCTCGAAGCGTTGACGGCCATCTGGCCCTCCTATCCCGCCATGTTGGGCGAAGCGTTGAAGCCCCGCAATGTTCCGGACCACATGTCTTCCTGGGCGTCCACGTTGCGCGGCTGACGTGGGGTGCCCGACACCCACGAACGGATCTGTGGCGTCCAGCGGTCGGTCTGGAGTACTTCCTCGATGGTCAGCGGCGTGTCGTCGTAGCCGAACATCGGGGGGAACGGGATCGAGATGAACGGTGGTCGCTGCTGACGGATGATGTCAGCCGGCACGCTCATCAGCCGCAGTGCTTCGGACACTACGTACTCGTTCTTGGTGGTGAAGGGGCGGGGTTGCCAGGGGTTGTCCCGGTAACCGTCCTCTTCGATCTGCACACTGCCAGCCGTAGATGACACAGCCACCGGGTCGAACGTCGAACGGTCAACCCGAATGGCCATGTCAGGAGCTTAGAGCGTGCTACGGACTACGAGTGGGGTTGTCCGGGTCCGGATACTCGTTGGGATCTCCCTCGAACCGCCCCTCCTCGTGGAGTTGGCGGGCCACCTCCTCGACGTCGAGGACATCCTCGTCGTCGTCTTCCTCGATGGGCTCGTCAACCCCTTCGTCTTTCTCACTCACGATTCGGCTTCGACCGTGTCCGGGTCAGCCGTGGCCGGAACCTCGCCGTGCAGGCGGGCGACGTCCTCTTCGGACATGTCACCGGTGGCGCCGGCCCACGCCGCCTCGACGGCGTTCATCCCGGAGGGGAAGAAGGGTCCGACTTCGACCTCGTTGTCGGCCGCCATGCGGCGAACGCTCTGACGAGGACGCTGCTCCTCGACATCAACGTTCTCACCCGTCGCCGGGTCAGTCCGCTCATCAACGACTTCGTTGCTCATTGGTATCTCCTTGTTATTGCAGCAGTAGGCCGAAGGCCATGAACGCTAGACCCGCTGAGATGAACAGCAGGCGAAGGCCCGGCCACCATGCCGTGCGAGCCGGGTCGGCAGCCGGGCCCGGCACCAGCGACAGGATGGCGGCGATGGCGAACAGGATCAAGGCGATCAGGAAGCAGACATCTCCTCCCGCCGTCTTGCCCTGTGCGATATCCCCCAGGATCATCATGGTTGCTCCTCATCTGGTGTGATAGGTATCTCGACACTGCCCGGTGGCGACCGAGAACGAACGCCGATGTAGGCGCCTAGGAGTCCAGTGAGCCCACCCACACCAGCGATGAGCACTTGGGTGGCGTTCTCCGACAGAGCGACTTCGGGGAAGGAGTGGTAGAGGATCTGCACGGTGGTCGCGATGAGGATCATGAGCACGGTGGCGCCGAGTGAGGTGGCGAGCACAAGCGCCACGAGATCGACCGGTTCCCAACGCGTGCCTCGCCGCCGCATGCCTCGCCGCCTCATGTGTCATGTCATCAGGGCGGTCCAAGAACCCTGACCGCAGTCGGTGGGGGGAGATGGGGTAAGGCCGGAGGCGTTGTCGAACTTGACCTTGGCGCTGTCCGTGCCGTTCCCCCACTGGCCGTCGTAGTTGCTGACGTTGCCCTCGTTCATGAACCCGCAAGCGGCCAAGAGGTGCTGCATCTTCTTCACCTCGGCCCCACTGTCACCCTTCTTGAGGTTGGGCATCGGGCCACACAGTGCTGCCCACGACTTGGGACCGCAGTCGGTATCACCACTCGCCAACCCATGGTCCGAATCAAACCGGGCTTTGGCACTGTCGGTGCCGTTGCCCCAGGCACCGTCGTAGTTCGCCGTGTTCGCCTCGTTGAGGTAGCCGTGGGCGGCCAGCAAGTGCTGCATCTTCTTGACCTGGATACCGCTGTCGCCCTTCTTGATGGTGGGCAGCGAGTTGGTGAGGCTGGCCGGCCATGTTCCGGACGGTGGCGGCGTGGGTTCCGGGCTGGGACCGGGCCCGGGACCACCACCGGCGCCGACACTCACATCGGTGCGGAACTGGTCCATGTTCCACATGTTGCCGCCACTTGCGTAGCGTGAGTTGCCAGCGGGGTCGATCTTCCTTGAAGGGGCCCACTCAAAGTGCGCGTGGATTCTGGTATACGAGATCCCGTACCCGTCACACAACGCCTTGCACATGAGGACGTAGCTGTCCTGCTGCGCGTCGGGCCACTGCTCACCAACGCCATTGTTCCCGGCCTCGATGCCGATTGCGCTGGAGTTCATGCTGTCGTCTGATGTGATACCGCACGGGTCGTGTCCCGACCCGTTGGTATTGGTGGCGCCGCCGGCACACACGTAGATGGTGCCGTCCCGTGACAGGTAAAGGTTGCACAGTGGGGCATCCTGGTGGTTGAAGGTCATGTAGTTGACATCACCCCAACCGTCCATGGAGGCGCCGCTGGCCGTGTGGTGGGCCATCACGTGGTTGGGGCGACCCGAGTCGTATCCCCCGGAGCCACGAGCACGGTTCTGCCAACCATCGACCTCGATCACCGGGTACCCGGAGCGCCGACAGACGTCGGCCAGATCAGTGAGGTAGCGACTTCCCATTACAAGGCCTCCAGTCGCTCGCGGATCTGGTCGAGTCGGTTGTCGGTGCGCCGCCGAGCGTGCGAGCCCATCTTGTCCAGGAGCCGCAGCGCATCGTCTCGGCGCTGGTAGTTGAGGGGGTTCATGTTCTCCAGCCGGGTGGCGATCCGCTCCAAGATCGCCTCCTTCATCTCCGGCGGATCGTTGTCATCCCAGGCGTCTTCGGGATCGTTGTCTCCAAAGGTGTCTGGGTCGTCGTACTCGACGTCACTCACGCGGTACCTCCATCAGGTGGCGTTGAAGTTGATGGTGTTCGACAGGGCCTCGGTGGGCGCCTTGCGGACACCGATCGGGATCGGCCCGGCGTTGCCACTGTCGGGCGTGGTGTTGAACGACGAGCAGTGCAGTTGGGTGGCGCTGTCGAAGACCGTGGCCACCGGGCTGTAGCCGGCGTAGATCACCGACTGAGCCGTGAACCCAGTGCCAGTCACGGTCATCGTGGTGATGCGGTTCCGGATGAAGGTGGTCGGGCTGATCACCGTCACAGTGGCCGTCGAGGCGGCACCGGTGATGTCTGACGCCGCGCCCGAACGCCAGCCGTGACCGCCGAAGGTCACTTCTGTCCCAGCTTGTGGCCCATGCCGATCGAGCGCATGTACTCGGCGTAGTCACCCTTGGTCTGGCGAGCCTGCTGTTCGGCGACGTCGGCCGTCCGCCAACTCGCCAGTTCCTGGTTGTATGTGCCCATCTCTTCCCGGCCGACCTTGCGGCGCGGGTGGTTGGCGGTGTCCTCACCTCTTGCCACGACTGGTCCCCTTCTCTCGGGAGCGAGCGGCCTTCTTGGCCATCGCTGAGCGTGCTGCTGGGCCCTTGGCCGCCTGGTTGGAGATGGCCGCCGCCTTGGACTTCGAGTAGCCCTCCTTCTTGAGGGCCTCGTACTCGTCAGGCTTCTTGATGGATGGACCGGGATCCTTACCTCCTGGCATCAGCGGTACGTCTCCTTGTGGTACTTGGACGCCGTCCCGGCCTCGACCCGGTTGGCCAGCGATGCGGCGGCAACCTGGCTGCGGTGCTGGGTGCGGAAGGGGCCGGCCTCGTAGACGTCGTCGCCGCCCTCGACCCGTGCCGTGTGGGCACCGGGCGCGTAGCGGGAGTGGACCGACTCCAACAGGTAGCTCCCGCTGCTGGCCGAGGCGGTGACGTTGCCGCCGGGGTAGCTGACGTTGGTACCGGCTGGCGTGGGCTTCCAGTTGGTCTGCTTGATGCGATACGAGGCGCCCGAGCGCTCTGTCATGTGTTACCTCCCTGGGTAGCCGATTGCCATACCTGGGTTACCCCGCACCTCCCACGGTGGGGCCTGCGAGGCCAACACCTTGGCCCGACTCGGCGGCGTCCGAGGGATGTTGTTGACGTAGCGCTGGCCCATCGGCACACCTCGGGGTCCGACCCGGCGGTCGGTGGGGTAGCGCTCGTCCTCCAACTCGTTGAGGATCCCGGGCGGGAAGAAGCGGATCCCCTCGGCCTCGTACTCCAGGCCGGTCCACAGGTTGAACTCCTCGGGCCAGAAGTAGTCGTCCTGGTCGATGCGCTCGCCCTTGTGAACACCCCTGGTGTAGGGCTTGTTCGTGGTGCGGGCCTTGAGCCCGTCCATGAGCCGGTCGCCACGGCGTGAGGGGATCGTGCCCAGGTAGCCGTCGGGGTACTGCGCCTCGGGCGTCCGCCGCCAGTACATCCGCAGGTTGTCGAGGTAGTCGTGGCCACGGGGGGCTGGCCCGAACGTCTCCGCCACCCGGAAGGGAGCGGTGGAACCCGGGTATGCGTTGTTCGAGTACCAGTTGTTGAACGACGCCACGGACGTGACGTTAGTCCAAAGGGGGTGCCTCTAAGGGGGGTTGAGTGAGCGCCTTCACATCACCCTGGAGTTCCTGAACGATGGCCAAGAGCTCCATGTTCTCTAAGAGAAGAGCAGCGATGCGCTCGGCCATGGTGTTCTTGATGAATCGATCCCGGGCGATCACCTTCTGGAGATCAGCAATGGTGATACCCGGGTCTGAATCAGGACCCGCCATCGTGCGGGACTGGAGTAGCCGCCGGCGTGCCTGGTGTCGGTCCCACCATGTCGGTGGGGTTGGGCACGGCAGCCGAGGCCGGCCAGTGAGCCTGAACCCCGGCCTGGAGGGCAGCGTCGCTGATCACGTCGGAGCTCCCGGGGTTGGGGTTGTCCGTCTCGATGGCGTACTGGTAGTCGGCCTCGTTGTCGATGGCGATCACGTACATGAACGTGGTGAGGGCTTCCTGAGGGTAGGTCCGCAGGCGTTCGCCGTACTCGGTGGCAGCGAAGTCAACGTTGGCCCACGCTTCCTTGGAAGCGGCGGCGATCACCCGCTCCTGGAGCTCGGTGTCCTGGGTGCAGGTGTGGATGGTGGCGTATGTCATGGTGCTCCTAGGTCACTCCTACTGGCCAACTCACGCCGTTCAACTGGAGGATGGCGCCGTTCAACGTGGCACCCATGATGTTCTGAACGGCGAGGGCTCCGGCGTTGCTGAGATCACCACGAGCGGCGAAGGTGGTTCCGTTGGACCCGAAGCCGATCATCGACACGCGGGTGAGGGTGGTGTTGTAGAAGCCCGCCGGGAGGGTGAAGGCTGTCTGACCCAAGGCGGCCGAGGCCCCGGCGGTGAGCGCCCCCTTCAACTGCACGATGTCCCCGACCTTGCGATAACCGGGCTGAACTTCCGAGGTCCCCTGCGCTACCCACCCGTTGAGCGGGGTGATCGCTGTCCAGGGTGGGTTGGTGGCCGGGATCGGCAACGCCGGTGAGGTGTTGGGCCCAACGTCCTCGATGTAGTGGAGCCCGCCCGGCGCGGGGTAGGCCTGGACGGCTGAGGCAGCGCCAGTTTGGAGGTACACGTCCCAGGTGTGGGTGAGATCGTCACCGTCGAAGTACCACTGAGCGTTGAGTTGTTGGTAGCCGTAGTTGATGACGCCCTGATAGCGGTCACCCATGGTCGGGTACTGGCCGGCGCCGTCTCTCCAACAGGTGGCCACCACGTAGTTGTTGGTGGGCGTGCTCAGAGCTCGGATCACGAACGTGATGCGATAGCGCCGCCCGGCGGCCGTGAAGCACGTCAGCCCAGTCGTGAGCCTGTACTGCGTGCTCGCTGACATCGCCCCCACGGTCGTGTCAAGCGCCCCCATGGCGACGATCCCGAGAGCATTCCCCGAGGCCACCACGCGAGGACCCGCAGTGGGCGGAGCGATCGAGGCCGGGGTGCCCGGGCCGATGTCCTCCAAGGTCACCCACGATGCCCCATCAACGTACGCCGTGACCGCCGAGCCACTGACCGTGCCGACCTGAGCGGCGTAGGTGTGCGTGTTCCCGTCACCAGTCACCAGCCACGACAGCAGCGTGTTGCCGTACGACGTGACGTTGGTAGCCCAGACGTCGATGTTGCCGGCGCCATCCACCTTGAGCACGGTGTCGAAGGCACCGTTGCCCGGTGAGGACATCGCTCGGATGAAGACCTGGAAGCGGTACCGCCGACCGGCCACCGTAGGAACGTTGGAAACCTGGCCGAGCACGGTGTTGGCGGCGATGACGACCGTGCCACCCGACATGCTGCCGCCAGCCACCTGACCCCAGGCGCTGTTCCAGCGGGCTGTGTTCGCAGCGTCGAAGCCCGAGCCAAGGATGGCCGACCACTGGCCGGAGGGATACCGGACTTTGAGCGTGCCCATCAGGCCGTCACCGACCAGCGGACGCCGTTGAGGTACACGTAGGTCGCGGACGCACCGCTGGCGTTGTCGGTCACCGACACGTTGCCGTTGGCAAAGACGGTGAGGTTGGCGGGGGCGCCCGCAGCCCGGACCACCCAGTCCTCGTCTCGACCGGTCGGCGGGCGGAAGCCCGTCGGGAGGTTGAACATCGGTGTGCCGTAGCCCACGGTGCCGCCCTTGAGGACGCCCCGCATCGTCACCTCGTCACCGATCTTGCGGTACTGGGCGGTGCGGGTGGTGTCGAAGTTCTGCCAACCGTTCGTGAACGCCGTGATCGGTGTCCAGCCCTGTGGGGTGTTGGGGATCGGCAGGGCCGGGGCCTGGTTGGGGCCGACGTCCTCGATATAGAAGAAGCTCTGCTGGTCTGGGTAGACCGTGACGGCAGTCAACTGCGGGTTCAACGCCACGTTGAAGTTGCGGGCCACCCCGTCACCATTGAAGACCCAGTGGTAGTTGATGGCCTGGTACAAGCCCGTGGTGGCCAAAGCCACGAACCAGGGTCCGGAACTGTCTGGGTAGCTGGTGGTCCCATCCCGCAGGAAGATGCCCGCCGCCAAGTTGGAGGCATTGGTGGCGGTGATGTTCTGGGCTCGCACCAAGAAGTGAATCCGGTAGCGGCGCCCGGTCAGCATCGTGAAGGGCAAGGTCTGGGTGACCTGGGTGTACGTGTTGGCGGGAAGGTTGATGGAGGCCGTGGTAGTGAACGCCCCCATCGCCACGATCCCGAGAGCGTTGCCGGCGGTGGCGATCTGGGGCTGTCCGTCCGGGGGGTTGACGGCAGCCTTAGTGATCGGCCCGAGGTCTTCGACCCACAGCGCTTCCCGGTAGAAGTTCATCGCCGTGCTGTTGTAGGACCCCACCTTGATCTGGAGGGCCTGAGTGCCCGAGAAGCTGCCCGCCCGCCACAGCGGCCACGTCAAGTAACGGGCGTCGTAACTAGCCCCCGAGGCGAGCCAGCCGCCGCCGACGCTGAGTTGGGTGCCGTTGCTGTAGATGTCGAACGAGATGTTCGACCCGGCGTTGACGATCAACGGGCAGTAGAGGTGGACTCGGTACTGACGACCCGGCACAGCGTTAAAGGTCAGGGCGGCAACGACTTGGCCCGCCGCGTTGAGGGTGATGTTGTCGCCGTAGTCCTGGCGAGCGACCATCCCCCACGCCGAGTTCCAAAAGTTGGCCCGGTCGGTGGCGGCGGGGTCGTCGTCGCTGTCGTACCAAAGCTCGGGGCCACGCAGGGTCGGGCTCAAGGTGGTGGGGTCGTCGGTGCCGATGTACACCTCGTTGACAGCGAGCGGCCACACGGCTTGCGACGCACCGATCGCGATGTCCCCGGCAAAGCTGGCTCCGGAGCCGGTCTTGACGTAGAGGTCGTCGTACACCTCCGTCAGCCCGTTGCTGCCACGGAGCTTGACGGTGTCGAACGTCGCCTTGGTGCCGGCGTTCTTGGTGTCCTGGTTCGTGACGGTGCCGACCTGCGTGCCGTTGACCCGCACGGTGACCGTGCCAGCAGTGTCATGGAGTCGAGCCTGGATCTCGATGTACGCCCACGTGCCCGGCACGGCGGCTGTCGGCGGGATGCTGAGCAACAGAGCCAACGACGCGCCTCGAAACACGACGATGGAGCCATCGGCGCCGATCTGCATGTTGAGGTGCAGCGTCGCCCCGGCGTCTGAGCACAACTGCACGACGGTGCGGTCAGCGGTGCTGCCGGTGGCGTTGAAGGCGAACCCGACGATGACGTAGTCGCTCTCCGACCCGGCGGGGATCGTCCAGTTCACCGAGGACCCGGCAGCCGTGGTCTGAACACCACTGCCGGTACGGCCACTGGGCGTGATCGTGGCGATGGTCGCCGCCCAGTTGTTGGTCGTGAAGTCGTTGAACGGCTCGTTGAGGATGGCGTTCGCCGCGCCAGTGTTGGTGGGTGTCTGCTTCGGGCCGTAGAAGACACCGTTGAACGTGTCTTCGTAGTAGTTGCCGACCGCCCCGAGGGTGCTGGCGGGCGGACCCGAGCCGTTGAGGATGGTGGTGCCGCCGCTGCCGCCGCTGCCGCCCTGGAACTGGGTCCACACGATGGGCGTGGTACCGAGCGTCGGCCAGGTGTCGGGCGCCGAGACGTACCAGATGGTGTCGTGGTTGGTGGTGCCCTGTTGCACGAACACCACGGCGCCCTGCACGTGACCGTTGATGTCGAAGTCAGAGTCCCGTTGCCACGGGTTGGTGTTGTTGATGTAGATGCCGTTCTCAGCGGCGTTGGTCTGGTTCTTCACCAGGATGCGGATGATCCCAGCGGCGCCGACGTTCACGCCGTCGATCGTCTGGCTGCCGGTGAGCGCAATGTTGGTGGTGGTCGCCACGTCACAGGGCGTCTTCCACGACACGCCGTCGATGCGGTTGTCGACGTAGGTCGTCGTGGCGTAGTCGGCCGCGGGTTCGATCGAGAGGTAGACCTCGATGTTCTGGTTGTTCGTGGGGGTGAAACCCTTGTTCTGAACCGACGACACCGGGACGGTCGCCCACTGACCGTCCGATGACACCACCGAGGCCCCGGTCACGTTGTACTGCACCGAGGAGTTGATGTTGCTGGACTCGTAGAGCCAGAAGGAGTCACCACTCGCAAGCGCAGCGATGCCGGGCACGATCGAGCCGTCGCGCTCGTACACCGACAGGTAGATCTGGGTGGTGGTGGTGGGGTCAACGGTGTTGAGCCGCAAGACACCGGAACCCGGGTCGCTGGCCGTCGTGCGGTTGTCGAAACGGTAGCCCCGCTGCATCACCGACGTGCCGGGCGGTCCGGTCGGCCCGGGCGGACCAGGTGGTCCTGTTCCCCCGACGGCCAGGTTGCCGCCCCACACCGGGTAGCTCGGGTTGCCGCCCTGGAAGAAGATCCAGCCGTCGGTGCGGCTGGTGGGCATCACACCGAGGAAGTCGCGCACCGTGACGGGAGTGTCACCGAACACCTGGGGCACGAGCGCCTTGATCGTGCTCCCGTTGATGGAGACGGCCTGGCCTCGGTAGACGGCGGGGAAGATGGCCACGAGCTACCTCATGAACAGATGGAAGACCTGGGCGGAGATGTCGCCCTGCCCCTCGTCACCGGGGATCGTCTCGAAGCCGATGGCCACGCCGAGATCGAAGCCCCGTGTGGCCACGTAGCCCCGGGCGATGGCGATGGCCTTGCACGCTTGGGCCACGGCGCCGGCCCCGACGGCCCGGATGACGGGCATCTGGTTGCTCTCGAAGATGAACGCTCGGATCGAGCCGGCAACAGCCTGTGGTTGTGAGGAGCCGGACACCCTCATCAGATTGTCGGTGACCATCACCATCGGGTGCTCCTCTTAGTGCCACGGTGTTCACGACACAGTAGCCGGCGCCCCCTCGGGATAGATGCGTATGAGTCTGCGCTTGGAGTTTGGTCGGGAGCTCGGTCCGGTGAGCTTGATCTGACGTTCGGCCCTGGTAGAGGTGTACAACCAGGACAGAGCGATCAGCGCGGCCTCGGCCCGGTCGGCATGTTTCTTGAGCCGGAACAGGTCAGAGTGGGTGGGCCAGCGCTCGATGGCCATCTTCCGTGAGGCGTCCTTGTCCTTGCCGATCAGGTGCATGACACCCTTCCACTCCTGGGGTGGGGCGAAGAAGAGTGGTATCTCAAGAGCGGCGACGACCCCGATGACGATGCCGTACGACGTGCCGAACTTGAAGCTGGACGCCACCCCCTGCTTGGGCATCGAGTGGACCTTCTCCACCACGCATGCCTCTAAGCGACCGCTGGCCAAGATCAACTGGGCCAGGAAGTGGGCGTTGACCTCGCCGCTGACGATCGGCATGTCCTCCACCTCGTGGAGCCGGCCGGTCGGCGTCACCCAGGCCAGCGCGCCACCCTGACCAGGGTCGATGCCCAGCACCTTGGGGGCGAGCTCGTCGTTCTGCTCCTGCCCCATGTCGCCCCACCTCCTCACGGCCTCATGGCCTCATGGTGCCCAGCGCATCTGGCGACGATCCAAAGGGGTGTTTGCCGTACGTCGTGTCAACTCCCGCGACACCAGCGCCGCACAGCGCTCACAGTTGTCCCGGATCACCTGGGTCATCTTGCGGGCAGCGTAGGCGTTGAGGCGCTCTTGTGCCGCAGCGTCGATGGCCGGCTCGCCGGCTAACCGGGCTTTGATCTGAGTCACCGTGTCCTTCGGGGCCCAACTCTTGACCAGGCCCTCGGCCTCAAGGAACTTGAGCCGCACCTCGGCACGTTCCTCCACCACCTCAGCGGTGGCGAGCTCGGTGGCGGCGTAGTTCTGCCAGGCCACGTACTCGGTGAAGATCTGCATCAGTCGCTCGTCCGACAGTATGGTGATATCACGAGGGAGATCAGGGATCTCGAACTCAGGACGGGCGAAGGGTCCTCCTCCGCTTGGCGGCGTTGGTGCGTTGGACGACGACCGTTGGCGGATGTACTTCTTCTTGGGCGGCGTTTCCATTGGGTGCTCCGATGTTCCAGCACGTTCGGCGGTACTCACAGGAGCGACAGATCTTGACCTGCGCATCCTCGGCCCATGACGGACGTTCCGGTGTGATACCAGTGCGGACTCCCTGCGCCACCTCGCGGACATCGTCCAGGCGGGCAGCGATGTAGTCCTTGTTGTAGCCGACCACGAACTCCTTGGTCTGCTGGGTGAACTTCGACTCGTAGATGAAGCAGATCTGCTCGTAGCGGGGGAACGACATCCACAGGTAGTACTGGCCCTGGCGCATGTGGCTGGGCAGAGGGCGCTTGATGTTGAACCAGATCTCCTCGGCCGGCGTACCGTCCTGGTACTGCTGGTAGAGGCGGGGGGCCTCGAACCGCAGGGTCTGGATGCCGATCGACTTGATCTCGACCAGGCCCCGCCAGTCCTCCAGGTGGACGGCGGCGTCAGCGTGGCCCTCCACGAGGTAGTTCTTGTGGCGCATCGGGAGCTCTCGGTACACGAGGCGGGGGCTCAGGCAGAACTGGCACACCTTGGGCGAGAGCGCGCCCCACCGGTGGCCGCACTCCAAGCACTGCCAGTCCCCCCACAACACCCCCATCTCCCACAGCCACGTCTGGTACTTGCCGTGGATCGTGTGGCCCTCAGCGAAGGCGTTGGCCATCCGGAAGCTGGGGTTGGCCTGGCTCGTGCGATCGACGGGGACGTCGGTGATGCGGTAGTAGTCGTGCCGACCGCACCAGTCGTGCTTAGCCAGGTCGGAGGGGTGCATGTGGTGCATCGAGTGGTCGTCAGGACGGGCCTCGAACCCGGAGCGCATGACATGGCGCTCCAGGTGCGGCAGCAGGACCCCCTCGTCGCTGCGATAGGTGTCTTTGAGGCGCTTGAGGGCTGATGGGCGGATCAGCCTGGTCATGGGCTACTCCTGGTCCACGATGATGGTGTCCCGACCCATGTAGTTCCGGCGCTCGACGCGGTGCAGCACAGCGTCAGGGTGCTTGGTGCGGAACAGGTCGATGGCTCGCTCCAGCGACGACGTGATCACGGCCGTGGAGACGTTGGACCAGTACTTGTGCTGGTGGGCCTCGTCGGTGACCTCCTCGGAGGACTGGATCTCCCAGACGTGGCGGGGCCCACCGTTGCGGGTCGGGTAGTCGTCACTCATCAGGAGGCCTCATCTCATCGAAGTCGTCCTGTGTTATCACAACGAGATCGGTATCACCGATCCGGATCGCCAGGGCGGGCATCGCGCCCTCCATCATGGCGTTCTTCCGCAATGAGTTCCACACCGCCAGGCTCACGGAGATGCTGATACCGGCCGTCTGCTTGCACTCCCAGAGGATCCGGCGCCCCTCGCGTACGTCGTTGCGCTGTCGCCAGCCGCTGCCGGAACCTCGTGTACGAGCACCGGCCCGTCGCCGGGCGAGATCCTTCTCCTGTCGCTCCCACGGCTTCACTTGACCCGGACCAACCGCTTCTTGGCCTTCGCCGGCAGCGGGGTACCGAGGACGTGATGACGGACGTGGGCGTCGATCTCCCGTTGGAACCCCAGATCCTCCCGCAAACTGGCAAGAACGGGATCCTTCCCCACCCACTCCTGGTCCTGGTAGTAGTACCGGCTGCCCCGGCGCTCGATGATGCCGTAGGTGGTGGCGATGTTCCAGACCTCGGCCACCGAGTCGTACTGGCCGGCGACGAACGGGAAGTGGTCATCGAAGTAGAAGTCGGTGACGGCCACCCGGTGCGGCGGGGCCGTCTTGTTCTTCATCGTGCGCATCTTGATCGTCTGGCCCACCTTGACCTTGTTGGGGCCGTCGATGAAGCCGTCCCGGGCCACCTCGACCCTGGTGAAGTAGGAGAAGTTCTTGCCCTTGCCGCCCGGCGTGGTGCGGGGGTCCCCGAACGACGTGATCGAGTCCCGCCACTGGTTGATGATCAGGCACAGGCAGTCGCGCTCGCCCACCAGGCGCCGCTGCGAGGGGGTGGACTTGCGCATCAGCTTGTTGGTCAGGCGAGCGCCCAGGCCGACCACCCAGTCGTCCATCGTGGCCTCCTCCTCGGCCCGGGGCACCAGCGCCGGGTAGGAGTCCAGCACGATGGCGTCGAAGGCCTTGGAGTCCAGGCCCTCGATCATGATCCCGTAGGCGTCCTCCATGATGTTCGTCTCGGCCAGGACGATGCGGCTGGTGTCGGCGCCCAGGGCCTCGGCCCACGGGACGTTGAAGTCCTCGCTGGCGATCCACAGGGTGCGGTGGTCGGGCTCGACCTGAGCCGCGGCCACCGTCTTGATGGCCATCACGGTCTTGCCGTGGGACTCCAGGCCGATGATCTCGTTCCACACGTTGAGCGGCCAGCCACCGCCCAGGGCCAGGTCGAAGGCCAGGGAGCCGGTGGAGGTGCGGGTGAAGGTCTGGACGGTGTTGGCGTAGCGCAGCGTCTCTGACTTGAGACGCTTGTTGATCCGGCCGATGATCTCATCGATGTCGGGGCGGGCGGGGGCGGCTTGGGCGGGCACGCCGGGATGCTACGCCCCCCAGGAGCTCGCCTGCCCTTGCTCGAACAGACCGTTGTATCCACATGTGAAGCAGTGCGGTGCTGGTGG